ATCAATGAGTTTTTTGCAATGGTCTACATCAATCCAAACTCTTGGTAGCAGCATGGTCGTTGCATGTATTCCATCTTCTAATGGTAATTTTGGTACGACTTTAAATCGTATTCCTAATTGATAGGCGACCTCTCTCCGGGTCTTACCATTACTAAAATCTGTAACTTCAATGTCATGCGGAGCGAAATGATCTTGATAGATATAATCTTTTTCTTTAACAAGCTGAGCAAAGAAAGGAAGTCCTTGTCCGCGCTCTTCAATATAATCTATGACATTAACACTTCTACCCATTTGCTGCCAGAATATAATCGCCGTATGATCTGATACACCTAAATCCCAGCTCGTATTGACTGGCAAGGAAGGATCGTATGGTACACGACCTATCTGTCTTTTGTTTTCCATATCTGCAATGACTTTGCCGTAAATTGCACCTTCAATGTTTGCAGTCCATTCGCATTCAAACTCTTGTTTAAACTTGTTCTCACCCATAATCTCTTTTGCTTTCTCAAGCTCTTCCTCATCTACAATCTGTGTCTTGCTTGCCTTAGCCTTAAAATAAAACCAGTCTTTTGTATTTTGCTGTGCATGCTGATAAAGTTCATAGAAGTTATTATTCATACCTTGAGGTGTTCCAATAAATACACAAAATCCTTTTCTGTCTGATAATGCCGGTCTTATAATCTCCGGAAACAATCGTTCATTTACGTTTGCATATTCATCAATAACACATCCATCTAAATAAATACCTCTGATACCATCACAGTTTTCAGATCCTAATAATGTTATTCTTGCTCCATTTGGAAAATCTACTCTAAGTTCTGTTTCGTTATATTTGATACCCGGAATGCCGTAAGTAAACTGTTTAATGTAATCCCATGCAATTGATTTGGATTGTTTGAATGTAGGCGAAATATAGGCAAATCTTGGGTTCTTGTTTTTATTTTCCAATGCCGCCATAATCAAATGACAGATCATCATCACAGTTTTGCCAAATCTTCGGTGACATACAAGTACAGACCAACGATAATCTCTAAGTTTATGATGTATAAACTCCTGATGTTTACGCGCTGTGTAAGGTACAGTTGAAATCATTAATGTATATTGCTCTGTGTAAACTTATCTGGATCACCTATTTCAAAACCAATGAACTCCATGAGCCATCCGGTATACATCTTTGCAAAGCTGTTACTAGGAAAGCCAGTAATCTTAATAACTACATTATTTGTTTTGGGTTCTACAAATACTTGTGATTGTATATCTTTGGTATCAAACTCATTCATAACCACTACATATAGTAAAAAAATAATTTTTCAAAGGAGGTCTAGCAATAAAAGGGTGTGGGTGGTTTTGTGAGGCTGGCTGTCTAAAGGTGTCCTGCAGTCCCATGTAATATACGTACATGACCGGCGCGCGGTTTTTTGGCTACACCCCCTTTCGTAATTGTCAATTTTTTGTTTTTGCTGGCGTAAATATAGCCTAATTGCACACGCGATAAGTTATTAGTTATCACTATAATAACAAAAAAATAAACCGGACCGGGTATTGATTAAGAAATATTAGAGCCGCCGTTGTTATTCACGTAAAAGCCAGCCGCGACGCTGTTTAATTATAGCGAAATATAAAGACAATTATTTTATATTTAACTATTGCAATGTTATCCAATTAGTCTATAACAATATTAAACAAAATAATGGAAGGTGTAACAATGAAAACAATAAACTACAAAAATAAAACTTATAAGTTGCCATTTAATGTAGCTTGTAATCAATCAACCGCTTGTCAGTTGGTTGAAGTTGAAAACCCTTTTAGCGGTGAAAAATGTTTTTTACCGGGTTTTGCTGTAGCTGTTTATGATGCGATTAAAGGCGCTGAATATTTAGCCGAGACAAACCCGTCATTATATAAAACAGTTGAAACCGGTGTTAGTTGGTTTTCAAAAAATTTTACAAACGAATATTTCGTTTTATTAGATTAAGGGGGTTATATGTTTAATTTAATAACTAGAAATAAAAAACCTAAGACAAGGGACGATTATAGAAAAATTAAACGTCAACTTGAAAGTGATCCGGATCATGGTCAATTATTTACTTATATGACACTGGACCACTTTATTAATCTAGTATCTAAATATTTTGATACTTCACCAAAAAAGCTATACAATTAAATCACTAAACAAAACCCCTGTTAAATTAATTTTTGACGGGGGTTTTTTTATATTGACTATATAGACTAAAAGGTTATAAACATAATTAAACAATGGAGGATATAAAACAATGAGAGATGAGTTAAGACAATTAATAAACAAAGTTATTAAATTATCTATTTATGCTGATGAGCAAAACTATCACCCATCAACTGTAAATGGTTTAATAACAATTGAGTTAAAATTACAAAAAATACTAGAAGGGATAAAAAACAATGAGAATTAAAAAGAATGATCTAAGTTACTATTTCATATTTGATAAAAAAGACCTGCCTAAATCATACGTTGATAGCTGCGAGTCATTTTTTAATGAAATAAGACAAATTAAAAACCCGGCTGCAACATACAAGGCAGCCGTTAATAGACTTAAAAAAAGGGTTAAAAAATGAATTATAAACCTCAAAAAAAACTATTAAGTTTTGCTAATTACAAAATGCAAAAATCAATAAAATTTGGTTATGCGAGCGCAATTTTACATTTAGCGCCATATAATTTAAGCGGCGTTAATATTTGTCCTATGGCTTCTAAGGGTTGCGCTGCAGCCTGCTTAAACACAGCTGGACGGGGTCAAATGAATAGCGTGCAAAAAAGCCGGGTTAATAAAACGAGATACTTTTTAAAAGACCGCGCTAAATTTTTAGATCATTTAGACCGCGAAATAAAAACCTACCATAGAAAAGCAATAAAAGACGGTTTAAAATTAAATATTCGTTTAAATGGTACAAGTGACCTGCCGTTTGAGCGCTATAAATTGCCAAACGGTAAAAACTTAATGGAAAACAATCCGGGGGTTATATTTCATGATTACACCAAAATTAAAAATAGATGTGATCAAGTGTTACCTAAAAATTATAAATTAACTTTTAGCCGGTCTGAAAGTAATCAAAATGATGTTGAGGACCTAATAAAAACTAAAACTAACATTGCTGTAGTTTTTAATAAATTACCAAAAAAATATTTAGGACGTAAAGTTATTGACGGTGATATATCGGACCTTAGGTTTAAAGACCCTAAAGGCGTAATTGTAGGTCTATTGGCTAAAGGCAAGGCTAAAAAAGACCCGTCAGGATTTACAGTTAAATTATAACAATAAAAACAATGGAAGGGGTAAACATGAAAAGATACAAAATAACAATCTATGAGACAATTTCTTATGAAATTGAATTTTGCGCTAATTCGGAGGATGACGCGGAAACACTGGCAGCGGTAGAGTATAAACAAAACGGGATTAAGAATTTTTATGACCCGGAAACCATAGACTGGAATATATGCACCGTTGATGAGATTGACAATGTCATAAAATTTAAGGGGGTGAAGCGTGACCAATAAAAAAGATTATCAAGAAGCGCTCAAAAATAAAAGAGCGTTTGATAATGCAACAAAACGCTTTGAGAGAATTTCGGAGCTATTTTCGGAGCGTAAAACAAAAAACAAGAAAGGAAAGCATGCCAAAAACAAAAAAAAATAAACTATCGGAGCGAAAAAAAGATAGTTTTCACAAGGCATTAAAAAAGAAACTCAATCAACAATTCGGAGGTTTAAAAATTAAAAATCTCGGGGATGGGTTGACTGAAATTTCAATTAAATTATTTAGTATCTGGCGGGGTATACTCATATTCCGCTGGGTCTAATTCTATTGGTTCGTTAAAACTAGATTCAAATCTTACCGTAATATCGGAGTCAGTTTTAACGTGCTGTGGTTTATTATCGGAGTAAATATCGGTTAGTTTGCTCGCTAACCACTGGATAAACTTGGTACGCTCCCGGAGGTATAACACGGCATTCGGAGAATCAATGTCCTCTTTGTTATAAACCTTCATAAGTTTATCTATAAGTGTT